AGTCTTCATTAGAGTTAGAAAAGTATATTGATGAAAAATATAATAGGATTGCTATTACCTCTGAGTCAAAAGCTGGTGTTGATGCAAATACGCATCTACTTTGGAGATATGATTTAGTAATCGGTGAGACAGTACAAGGATTGAGTTCAGGAGCAACTGGAACACTTGCTGAGATAGACTATAATACAAATACATTCTATCTTGAAAATGTTACCGGAAACTTTATTGATGAAAGCTTAGCGTTTACTACATCGCTTATCGGTCTGGCATCGAATTCGTCATTTAAGAATAACGTTGTCAGCGAAGTAAATGCTGTACATCATTATATAAACTCTGATGGTGTCACTGTTGATCGTTTGAATTTTAATGTAAATGATTCAATGCTGCCTGTAACGAACTATGAATACGAAACAGATTTAAATGATTCGCGTATGTCGATACGTGTAATTAATCCTGCTGCGATTGACGAATTTGCTACTAAATATCGTACGCTCATTAATCAATAGATAATATAATATGGCTATACAAAAAGGTTTAAATCCAACTGATTTAACTGCGATTAGTCCAGATTCGTACAGACTAACCGTGAATATTGAATCAGCAAATGGTAAAGAGCGTGACATTACACAGTTAATACAGAGTATGACCGTGTTTGAATCAGTCTTTCAACAGACGCTTATTGCTGAATTTGAATTAGCTGATGCTGTTTCTTTGTTTGAAGATCTTAATATTACTGGCAATGAAAAGATATCATCAGTAGTGCGTAAACAAAACGATAAGAGTTCACCTCCAATCGATATACAAAATGACTGGTACGTCTTAGACATTCCTGTATTTGGTCGACCAAAGCCTGATCTACAGGTTTCAAAGATTCGTTGCGTCAACTCATTTGGCTTAGTCTCTAAGATGAGACGTATTGCAGCAACTCTTTCGGGCACGCCCGTGGAGATCTTAACCGAGCTTTATCGCCAGGTTGGTGTGGACATTGAAGTGCAAGATGATCAGTCTCTTGGTACATTTAAATTTGTTCCTCCACGTCTCACATACTCTGACGCAATTCAAAACGTTTTACAGAAAACTATGTCACCGAATGGTGCACCGTTCTTTGCGTTTCAAACGTTTCATGAATCTAAATACATACTCGCATCGTATAACTCGATGATACTTGAACCAATATTAGATTACTATAATCAAGGTTATTTCTATAGAGAGGAGTCACAGACTGATGCATCGTTTGAAGAGAAGCGACATAGGATATTAGAAGCATCATCAAATCTAGGCTTTTCTCCATATAAATCCATGAAGAATGGTTCATACGTTACACGTACGCATGCGCTCGACTGGTCGAATAAGACATATGAGACAATTGACTTTAATGCGTTTAACGATAAAGTTCCTCTTATTGATGGAAGCAAGTCTGATTTAGTATGGAACAAAGACTTTGATGTGTCTGGTGTTGGACCGAACACGTTAACCGATACGTACAACATTTATACATCACTTAATTCTTTGGCGATGATCGATACTGATGAAGCAAACTATCATCAGTTCACTCCATATAAGATGTCGACTAAACACTCTATCTACTCTAACCTAGAACAGATGGAGCATTCGATTAAATTAAATGGAGACTCACGCTTGAGTGCTGGTAAGACAGTAGAACTTAAGTTTCCAAAGGTTGGCCAGGTTGATGGTCAAGGCCGTGAAGACGATCCGTTTATATCTGGCAAATACTTGATTGTTTCTTCTACACATACATTCAACTCTGAAGGTTATTATACGCGAATTAAAGTTCGTAGGGATTCGGTGCACAAGCGATGAATAATGGTTTTATGACAGATAAGTTTGTTTGGTTTTCTGGTGTTGTAGAAGATCGTGCTGACCCTTTATATTTAAATCGTGTTAGGGTAAGAGCTTTTGGCTATCATACGCCAGATAAGGTGTTAGTTAAAACAGAAGATCTACCATGGGCTACAGTCATGTTACCTGCAACAGAGTCTGGTACATCTGGCGTTGGTCGTTCACCTCATGGATTAGTCGAGGGATCATGGGTTATTGGATTCTTTCGTGATGGCACTGACGCACAGGATCCGGTTATCCTTGGATCTATTGCTGCATTAAATACGCAAGCAGCTGATCCATCGATAGGTTTCTTTGATCCGCTTGGTAATTATCCAAAGTCAACTGATGATATTACTACTAACTATTTAAACGAATCGGATGTCAATAAGGCAGCTCGTGGATTAGCTACTCAGGCAAACATCAACCAAGAAACAATTCGTACGGCGAATGTAGCTAATTCAGATGCAGTCGAAAAGCTTGGATACGTTGAAGCCAAATCAAAGGCTGATCCATTTAAATTGAGCGGTGATACACCAAACATCTTTGCCTTTGATGAGCCTCCTTCACCAGCTAAACCACAATATCCATTTAACAAAGTAATGGAATCAGAGTCTGGTCACGTTTTTGAAGTAGATGATACTGCTGACTATCAACGGATTAAAGAACATCATCGATCAGGCACATTCTATGAGATACATCCTGATGGATCACGCGTGCTTAAAGTTGTTAAGGATAACTATGAAGTAACGCTTGGCGATGAGTACGTGAATGTTAAAGGTACATCACGTGTAACTGTAGAAGGTGACTGTAATCTCTTTGTTGTCGGTAACTGCAATACTGAGATACAGGGTAACAAAGAAGAACACATCTATGGTAACTCAACGCAGGTTATTCATGGCTCTGAGTTTAAAACGGTTAAGCAAAATGCTATACACCAGATTGATGGTTATATGACACACAGCGTCGGCCAATACTTTGAACAAACAATTGGTTCTTATATGAGTTTAAATGTTGGATCGAATCTTACCGAAACAATTGGCGGTGCGCAATCTACAACAGCATCGAACCATACTACAATTAATAACAACGTTAACATTACTGGTAACCTTAATATTCAGGGTACAACGCACTCTGTCGGTGATGTGTCTACTTCTGCTGGAGCAAATCCAACATTAGCGACTCACTTCCACTTTGGACATGATCCATCAGGAAGATCAACAGCTCCAGGCGGAAATAGATAAAATAGGTATAAATAGATACTATGAGCACACAAATTCTATCAGATAAAAACTATGCTGAGGTCAAGGCAACAGTAGTTGCGCGTACGCGTGACTATTCGGATCTTGATCTAGGGCTTAAGCCTCATCCGAATCTCGGTGATGTTATACCGTTAAGAGATATCGGAGCAATTAAAGCATCTGTCAAGAATTTGATTTTAACGTCTTATGGTGAAAGGCCTTTTCAACCGAACATAGGCTGTAATATTACTAATCAGCTCTTTGAAAACTTTAATCCGATTACAGTTGCAGCAATGCGTGAATCGATTAAACGAACATTGAAATACCACGAGAAACGTGTTGCGATTGCAAGTTTAGATATACAAGATCGATCTGATCAAAATTCTATCTTCATATCATTAACAGTAAAAATATTAAACGTACCAGATTTAGTTGATATAGAACTTTATCTAGAGAGAACCCGATAATGGCAAACATTAAGAATGTAACTGAATTAGATTTTGACCAGATTAAAGTCAATCTGAAAGCATATCTGTCAAGCCAAGATAAGTTTTCAGACTATGACTTTGATGGTGCTGGTATTAATATCTTATTGGATATCCTTGCGTACAATACGCAGTACAATGCACTCTTAGCTCACTCAAATGCAAATGAAGCTTTCTTAGATACTGCACAGATGAGAGCAAATGTAGTATCGCATGCAAAGAGCTTAGGCTATATTCCATCATCAGCTACTGCTGCTCAAGCTACTGTAGATGTAGTAGTACGAGGTCTCTCAACTTCTCCAACAAATATTACTTTACCACGCGGTACTACATTCCAAGGCTTGATCGGAACTAAGCAGTACACGTTTGTAACAAACACTTCGTATACTGCTGTAAAGGATGCTGACTTCTTCTATACATTCCCTGATGTTATTTTATATGAAGGATCGATTGAATCCTTTACATATCGAATAAACAAAAAAATACCGAATCAGAAATTTAAAATACCTACTGATTTGGTTGATACATCTACTCTTGTCGTAGGCGTGCGTGCTTCATTGACAAGCGAAGAGACTGCAGTCTATACACACTATAATAATATCCTAGATATTAATGCTGCTTCAAGAATATATTACTTACAAGAAAGCTATGATGGCCAATATGAAATCTATTTTGGCGATGGTATTCTTGGCGTTGCTCCAGAAACCGGAAGTGTAGTTGATATTGCTTATATTAAAACGTCTGGTGCTGAAGCAAATGGCGCATCAACGTTTACTACTAATGCATCAATCGGTGGACTTACTACTGTCACAGTAACTCCAGCAGATGGATTCACTAAAACAGAAACAGGATCAGATAGGGAATCAATTGATTCAATTCGATTTAACGCTCCTCGTGCATTCTCTTCGCAGAATCGTGCTGTTACATCAGTCGACTATCGTGCAATACTTAAAGCTGAATACGATTTTATTGAAGACATTTCAGTTTGGGGCGGTGAAGTAAACGAACCTCCTGTTTACGGTAAGGTGTTTATTTCAGTTAAACCTTTGTCAGGCGACTATCTATCGAATACAACAAAGGAAATTATTAATCGATTCTTGTCTACTAAGAACGTTGGATCGATTACTACTGAGATAACAAACCCCGACTATACGTTTGTTACTATGGATGTATTCTTTAAATATAATCCTGATAATACCGTAAGAACGCGTGCTCAATTAGAAGCAGCTGTTAGGGATTCTATCCTTGAATATAATGACGCATACTTAGAAAAATTTGATGGTGTACTTCGCTATTCAAAACTACTAAAAGCGATTGATGATACTGATGACGGTATTTTGAACTCATCAATCAGATTAAAAATGCATAAGCACGTTGCTCCTATCACTGGAGTAAGGACTGATTATACGATTAAGTTCTCTTCGCCAATCTATATTACTGATACCACTGAGCAAACTCTGTCATCAAATACGTTTACTTATGCTGGACAAACTTGTGAATTGACTGATATTGTATCTAGTGTCTTTCCAAATAGAACAGTGCAAATTCGTAACGCATCAACAAAAGCAATTATAAATTCAAACGCAGGAACTATTACTCCTACTACTGGAACAATTACGCTTAATCAAATACAAATTGATTCGATTACTCCATTGCTTATTTTTGCTGATCCAAATTCATACGATATTGCTCCTAAATTTAATCAATTAGTTTCTATAGAATCAGACGAGACTCCAGGCATTACAGTAACTGGTGAAGAGGATACTATTTCTACTCTTGGCTCTGTCGGAGCTGCTACATACACCACATTCAGTAGACACGAATAATGCGCGATAATATTGAATCAAGTAAAATAGAATCGTTAATCCCGCGTCAGCTCATTGCTGATGCTGGTGGATTAATTGAGTTTCTAAAAGAGTATTATAAGTTCCTTAATCAAGACGAAGGTCCTTCGCATATATTAAATAATATTCTTGCGAATAGAGATTTAGACACAGTAGTCGATGCATTCCTAGGCTTGGTTGAGAAAGAACTAGGTGGTGGATTTACTACAAAGCTTGTAGCTAACAAAACGAACCTATATAAAAACATAGTACAATTCTATCAAGCAAAAGGTTCAACAGAATCGTTTAAGCTTCTTTTCCGTTTGCTCTACGATACTGAGATTGATATCTCTTTCCCTAAAGAAAAGATCCTTATTGCATCTGATGGACGATGGGTACAACAAACGTCCATCTTTATTGAGATTACCGAAGGTGATCCGTTTGATCTTTTTGCAAACATTATTGAAATCTCTACACCGACGCGAGTTATTGAAGTTGAAGTAGAGCGAATCAAGCGTGTTGACGAAACGATGTATTATGAGATATTCATTACTCGTGATAACAATACTGGTGCAATTGTTACCGGTGCGACAATCGATGCATACGGTGTAAAAGCAACTGTTGTAAACTCATTGAATATCGGTGAGATCATTTCAAAAGGTTCAGGGTTTGAAACTGCACAATACGTTGATATTGTTGAAGGCTCTGGTACAGGTACTAAACTAAAAGTATCTGTTGTAGGAGACGGCGGGACACTCGAATCATTTAAATTTATATCTTTCGGTGTAGATTATTCTTCCGAATTCTATGGGATGATTATCCCACGCGCAGAAGTATCTGGCGGAGTTGATTTTGTTATATCAACGGATCCTGAAGCTGATGCTATTACTTATCCGACACGAGCAATTATAAAGTTCACGGAGTCGGTATTAGCACAGTATCAAGGTGAGTATTCTGCAAATAATGGATTCTTATCTGACGATATATACTTGCAAGACAATAGATTCTATCAGCAGTTCTCATATCTTATTCGTTCGTCACAACAGTTTGACAGCTATAAGAATATATTAGATCAAACTATACATCCAGCCGGTATGGCAGCATTTGGTGCATTTGAGATTAACAACACGTTTGATCTTTCTAGAAACCTTGATGCTCTTCGTAGATACTTTGTTAACCGCTTGGAAGATGTTGTTGATACTACAGATGTTAATAATTGGTTATTAAATAAGCCTGTTTCAGATACTGCAATAACTTCCGAAAATAACGTATATCATTTAACTAAACCAAGGTCAGATATTGCTTCTATTACAGAAGCTGAAATAAAAGAATTTACAAAATCTTTATCTGATAATACTACAATATCTGATGAAATAGCCATACAATTATTTATTATGCGTTTCTTATCAGATACTACATCATTGTCTGATCTTGCTGTATTTAGTTACTCAAAGCGTTCAACAGAAGTTATAAATAGTAATGATTCCGGCGTAATTGAAATGTTAAATGACATTTATGCTGAAAACTATTTTGCTGAAGATTATTCCGAAGGATTAACTTCATTTACCTAGGAGAAAGACGATAATGTTAATGAATGAAACCGTAAGCCCTAAGGGTCAGGTCTCGATTGAGATCTTTAACTCTAAAGGTAATTTAAAGGAAAAGGTACATGTACCTAATCTTGTAGTAACTACTGGTAGGAACTATATTACTTCGCGTATGAATGACACTGCACAAACTGATGTCATGACACATATGGCGGTTGGTTCTGGTACAGATGCTGCAACATTAGCTGACGTTGTGCTTGGTACTGAAATTACTCGTGTTGCTTTGGATTCAGATAATATTGTAGATAACGTAATTACATATGTTGCTACATATGACGCAGGTGTTGGTACTGGAGCAATCACTGAAGCTGGCATCTTTAATGATGCAGGAGCAAACCTTGGTGATTTACTTTGCCGTACAGTATTCCCTGTAGTGAATAAAGCTGTTGATGACTCAATGGTTATTACCTGGACCGTTACAATATCTTAAGAGAATATAATTAATGGCTGCCGTAGTTAGACCAAACTTTCATCATACGATGGCTGAATCGATTTACGAAAAGATTCAGAATAAGTCTGCAAACTATCACTACTATCTTGGTAAAGTTTTGCCTTGGATTGGTGAAGGTTCTATTGCTGATGCACCAACTATTACTAATCACTTTCTAAGTGAAAGCGATTCACGTAGAAATATCGTTGGTATAAAGCAACTGTCAATTAATGATGTTGCTTTTATTACTAGACGTATTGATTGGGAATCTGGTAGCATCTACGATTTATTCGATGACACGTATACTAATCCACAGTCTAGAAACTTTTATGTCATGACTGATGATTTTAATGTGTACAAGTGCATTGAAAATAATAATGGAGGTCCTTCTACGGTAAAGCCTATCGGTACTGATGTTGGTTATACCGGACCATCTGCCGATGGATATGTTTGGAAGTTTATGTACTTCATTCCGCTTTCATTACGGAATAAGTTTTTAACTCCAGCATATATGCCAGTAATTAAAAAAGTTAAGAACCAATACTATTCTGCTGGCACAATTTCAGGATACGTAATTAATGATTCTGGTCAAGATTATGATGAGAATGAAACGTATGCTGTAGTTCAGGGTGATGGTGTCGATGCTGATATTGATTTAGTTATCGAAGACGGTCAAATCACTGGACTTGTTATTAATAATCCCGGTATTGGATATACTACTGCAACACTATCAGTTACAAAAGGTGCTTTGGATCCAGGTGAGGGAGCAGAAATTTCTTTGACGCTTTCTTCTCCTGGCGATTTAGATTCTTTACAGGCAGACGTTGAGTCTCTTACTGTTGATGGAGAAATATCTTCTATTGTCGTTACAGCATCAAATAACGGATATACTTCTGCGCCTGTGGTTACAATTACTGGTGACGGTACTGGTGCTGCAGCTACTGCAGTTATAGACGTTAATGGTAGAGTCACTTCAATTACGATGACAAACCGTGGATCTGATTATACTTACGCTAACGCAACAGTGGCGGCCGAGGGTAATATTACTACTACTGCAAGAGCGATCATTTCTCCACAGGGTGGACATGGATTTAATGCACCACGTGAATTGATTGCAGATACATTGGCGTTCTATTCTACATTTGAAAATGAATTAAACCAAGGTATGACTGTCAATAATCAATTTAGACAGTTCGGAATCATAAAAGATATTAATCAGTATGGAGCAAATAGGAAGCATATTAACCTAACTGGTACCGCATGCTTTGCTGTTACTGGAACGTTAGTAGGTGATTCTTTTCCAGAAGATGCTAATGTCCATACTACAGGTGATGCAAAATCTTTACGTATTATATCGTCTGAAGATAACAAACTACTTTTACAATCGACAAATAAAAGTATTCCGGAAGTTGGTGACGTTTTCTATAACGAAGCAGAATCTGCAAACTTTACCGTTGATACGGTACTAGCTCCAACTATCAATAAGTATTCAGGTGAGATATTGTTTATTGATAATCGTTTAGCATTTACGTCTTCTGATGAACAAAGTGTAGTATTTAGAACATTTATAAAATTCTAATTATAAATATTTGGTATAGAGATTTCTTTAGGAATAAGATCAAATGGCAATAAACTTAAACACACCTCCGTATTACGATGACTTTGATAGGACTAAAGGGTTTCATCAGATCTTATTTAAGCCAGGTGTTGCTGTTCAAGCAAGGGAACTAACCCAGCTACAGTCTATCCTGCAAAATCAGATTAAGTCATTTGGCGATAATGTATTCAAGAATGGTGCTTTGATCACAGGTGGTGATCAGTCATTTGACCGGCAATATTGCGCTGTAAAGCTAGCTGCTTCAGCAAATGATTCTGTGTTAGGATTGGTTGACCAAGAAATATACGGCACAGAATCCGGCATGAAAGCTTTAGTTGTAAACGCAACTCAAGCAACAGACGGTGGTGATCCTCCTACTCTATTTGTAAAATATCTAAACTCTGGTAAAAACAAAGAAAGCGGCGGCTTTTTAGCTAATGAAGTTGTTTACAACAAAAATAAAAGTACACGTGTTACTACAGCTGCATCGGCAGTTAATGCAATCGGTAATGCATATACGATTACTTCTGGAATCATTTATAACAATGGTGACTTTGTTTACTTTGAAGACCAAACGGCTATTCTATCTAAATATACTAAAATCGGTTCAGCTATTGTCGGGTTTGATGTAACTGAATCAATTGTTACTTTTACAGAAGATTCATCTTTGCTTGATCCTGCAGACGGATCATATAACTTCGCTGCACCTGGTGCAGATCGACGTACAGTAACGTTAAATTTAACAAGTCGTCCGTATACTACTTTGGACATTGATGATCCTAACTTTATTGAGGTTGCTAGAATTCAAGCTGGTAAAGTTATCTCTTCAAAGAAAACTACTGAGTATAATATACTTGGAGATGAGCTTGCTCGCCGTACATACGACGAATCTGGCGATTATGTAGTTCGTCCATATGATATTAAAATTAGCGAACACTTACGCACATCATTAAGCGTTAATGATGGTTACTACCTTACAACTGAAGGCGGTGATACAAATAAGTTTATAGCTAAAATTTCTGCAGGTAAAGCTTATGTAAAAGGTTACGAAATAGATAACCTAAAGAATTCTATTATCCCAATGGATAAGGCAAGAGATTCAGCTGCAGTAACATCTGGATCGGTTTATGTTCCATTTGGAAATTATGTAACTGTTACAAATCTTTCCGGTATTCCTGAAAACATTCAAGCATTACCGATTATTGAGCTTCGAGATCAATTTACTGCAACCCCAGGAAGTCCTGCTGGTTCAGTAGTTGGTACTGCTCGTATACGTCATATAGAATTTTTATCTGGAGATCCAGGAACTACTACTGCGCAATATAACATATTCCTCTTTGATATTAAGATGAATTCTGGTTATTCATTTACGAATAATGTCAAGCAGTTCTATTATAACAATGCAACCTATGCTGGTGACTTTACTGTCGATGTTAAACAAACGTTATCACTTTTAAGTGGTACTGTTTCAACTACTAATGCTTCTTCAGCGCTAGTAGGTTCTGGTACTCGCTTTGAAACACAATTAACTCTTGGTGATTACATTAACATTGCTGGTAATACGCATCGAATTACTGATATTATAGATGACTTCTCTGCAACAATCAGTCCTGTTGCATCGGCCGATCTTGCTGGTCAAACTTTTAATATTGTAAAAACAGTAATTAATGATACCGATAAAAACTCATATATCTTTAATATGCCAGTCGATATCGTAAAGACTATCGATCCTACTGGAGCTGCAACAAACTATTCAACGCGTAGATACTATGAAAGATCGTTGACTGCAGGTATTGTTGAGGTAAATGCTGGAGTAAACGAGACATTCTCTTCATACTCTACTGATAATTATCAAATGTATGATGCAGCTGGTAATGCAATCGATTTGACCGGTGCTGTTTCGGCTTCAGTTGGAAATACCGTATTAACTGTAGATATTTCTAGTCAAGGCTATAGCAATGAGACTGTAATCCTTGTTGCTACTATTTCAAAAAATAGTTCCGCAGCAGATAAGAAAAACAAAACTCTAGTTACAAATTCAACTGTAACATTCTTGAACGAAGCTCAAGCGATTGCACAAATACTGTCATTAAGCAAGGCAGATATTTATCGTATAGTTTCTATTAAGATGACAACAGCTGGTGCGTTTGGTGATCCTTCATATAACAGTGATTCTGAAATTGATATCACGAACCGATACACTTTAGATAATGGACAGAAAGCAACATACTATGGCTTAGGATCTTTACGTCTTAAAAATAATTCGGCAGCTCCTACTGCACCAATCAAAATCACATTTGATTACTTTACTCATGGTGCTGGAGACTACTTCTCAGTTGATTCATATGGCGATATCGATTATAAAGATATTCCTACGCTCATCCTTGGTGGTACTGAGTATGTACTACGAGATTGCTTAGACTTCCGTCCACGCATTAATGATGCTGGTACTGGTTTCTCTGGTACTGGTTCTAGCGTTGGCGAATTCCCTGATTTCGAAAACGATATTATCACTTCATACGAATATTACTTACCTCGTATTGATAAGATTGTTCTCAACTCAGAAGGTAGAATTAAAGTTGTAAAAGGTAAGAGTGAATATAATCCTAAAGAGCCTAAGACACCAACTGATTCAATGCCTCTTTATACGTTGAAGCAACAGCCATACGTATTTGACTTATCAAAAGACATTGAAGTACTTAAGATTGATAATCGTAGATTTACAATGCGCCAGATTGGTAAGTTGGAATCACGAATCAAGAATCTAGAATACTATACAAGCCTTAATCAGTTAGAAGTCGATACACAAAATTATCAAATTAAAGATATCGACGGACTAGATCGGTTCAAGAATGGCTTTGTTGTAGACGCATTCCGCGGTCATGGTATCGGTGATGTTTATAATCCAGATTATGGTTGCTCTATTGATTATAATAAGAGCGAGCTTCGACCAATTTGTGCTACACATCCTCTTAAATTAAAAGAAGTTGCACAAACACGCGCAGAGCGGATATCAGCTGGCTATCAATTAACTGGCGATCTATATACTCTTCCTTATACTGAAGAGCGCTTTATTACAAATAACAAAGCAAGTAAAGCCGTTAATGTAAACCCATATAACATTGTATCATTCAAAGGTATTATGACTGGTACACAGTCTGATATATGGTTTGATGAGCGACGCGTTCCAGATGTTTATAGAAACGAAGAAGGTAACTATGATATAGTATTGGCTGAATCACAAGCCAAAGGAACATTTGGTTGTGTCTTTGGTTCTTGGGAAACTATACAATTTGGAATAGAAGGTGGAACTGTAACTGAAAAAACCCGTTCTGGAACAGAATATACAATTCGTGAACAGGTTTCTACTGAAACGCGTAATGACGTAGTTGTATCTAGTTCTGTTATTCCTAAGATGCGAGATGTAAGTATTAACTTTAAAGCATCAGGCTTGATGCCAGATACTAGACTATACGTATTCTTTAGTAATATTAACGTTACTGCTGATTGTAAAATGACAACTAACTTCGTTGATTATTTAGATGAAGATAATCCAAATTTAGCAAACGTATACGATCTATATGGTGAAGTTGGTCGAATGATTGTTAGTAATTCAGAAGGTGTATGTGACGTCACATTTAATTATGTTGCATCTAAACATGACCTTAATACTGGATCACACGTTCTAAGACTATCTGATGACCCTGATGGTAATCCATTATTTGAATTTACTTCAGCTCAAATGACATTCACTTCATCGGGCGAGCTAAGAAATGTTGCGAATGAAATTGTTTCAACGCGAAATGCTGTGTGTGATATACGCGCAATTGAAGAAACTTCTAACAATACTAATTGGTATGAAGCTGGTAAAGTAGCAGATCAACAGTGTAATGGATTTGATTTACAACGCAAATTCTATGATGGTGCTGGTGGAACAACTGACTGGGTTACCGAAGAATTAAATTCAACTATATGTGGATATAGCGCTGGTAGCGGTAGTACTGGTGGTGGTGTAATTGCAAATCCGGATCCACCTACATGTCCGGCTGCTGGCACTGAACTTGATACGTTCTGTGATGATGTAACTGGCAACTTAATGAGAATTGTTGCTGATGGTTCATGCGGTACCAGTACTTCTATTAAAGAAGCTGGTGCATGCGTACCTGATAATCCATGTTCACCTGCCGGAACATTGAAGAGTACGTATTGCCAAGGCGGTACTGATCCTGTGGATATATACTATGACGGAACATTTAACGCAGTTACACAAACATGTGGAACATATGAACAAGCTGTCACTGGACTAACACAAGCTCAAATTGAAGCACAATGTCCTCCTGCTACGGTTCATCCACCAAAAGGTACGTACTTAGGATATGAGTGTAATCAACCTGGATTTATAAAGGTTAATTATTATGCTGATGGTAACGGTGGCCAATATGAGGTTACTGAAGGTGTTGGCCATGTTGATTGTGGATATGTGCCACTGGAAGATTTACAAACCCAAATTGACGCTGGCGATACAACAATTACGCAAGCTGAATTAGATCTAGCAGAAACATATGATCCAAACGATGCGCCTGCTGCAGGTACTCATATTCGATATGGTTGTCAGGGATATGATTACTATGAATATATTGCTGATGGTAGCTGGGGAGAGACTGACTCACTTATTGAAAGCGACGCAGAATTCTATTGCGGTAAGCCTGTATTAAATGACGTACTTATATACACGTTTAATGATTTAGATGCTGATGATGACGATGATGGCGATTTAGATCCACCACGTGCGCAAATAGTAGATAGTATTGGAATTGTTGGTGGTATCTTTAACTATGCTACAGGTCGTAATATGACAGCTGCCGAGCGTGAAGAAGCAGCTGCATATCTAGATGCTGTCGGAGTAACTAACGCAGATTTTGAAGCGGCGCTCTCAGATGGAAACAACATCTTTGCAGATGGTGGAATAGACGCTTTTTCAAATCCAACCGGAATGAACGATTCAGCTAAAAAGGTTTACGAAGTAATTAAAGTGCTAGGAAATACTGTAACGGCAAGAGGCATTGGTGCAGATTCTGACGCATCAATAACCAACTATATAGAAGAGGTTGGAACTGGTCAGTCAGGACTCTCTGCAGGTGATATATTAGCAAACCAAGCGATTGGTGCATTAACTGCAGTAAATACTAATGATGTACGCGTTGAGGGTTCATGGGGCGCGAATGCAATTGAGCAGCTGTTGCTTAAAGATAGTTTGATTTAATAGAGGTTAAATAAATGGCTTATAGATTAGTAGATCCATTGGCACAATCGTTCTTTATCGAAGAGCCGTGTATCGTGACAAAAGTTGATATCTTTTTTAGGACGAAGGATTCTTCTTTGCCTTTACTATGTCAGATTCGTAAAAATGAAGGTGGATTTCCTGGCAAATACATTATTCCTTTATCTGAAAAAATTATTCAGCCAAAAAATATTCCAACTTCAGCTGATGGATCTTTGCCAACAACAGTCATATTCGATTCACCAATCTATTTAGATGCAGGTGAATACTCGCTATGTCTAGGATCAGATTCAAAGAGATACACGGCGTACGTATCTGAACTTGACAATACCGATTTGCTAACTGGCAATCGTATTGTTTCACAGCCATATATGGGATCGCTCTTTAAATCACAGAATGCTACTACTTGGACTGCTGTTCAATTAGAAGATCTTAAGTTTAACTTATATCGTGCAGTGTTTGATACTTCAGTACAAGGTTCAATCGATTTTACTCCAGATATCAAAAGCTTCAGATCTAAAGTATTACCTGAAAATCCATTACAAGTATTTAATGGATCTGATATTATGCGCATACAGCATTTCAATCATGGTATGCCAGAGGGTTCATATGTAAGATTAGATAATCTTGTTGAAGATCCAATAAACGGCACAACCTTGTTTGGTATAGACCTTACTGCAATTGCAAATACTCCTCTATTGATTGATAATATTACATTAGATGGGTATACTGTGACTTTACCAAATGCGGCAACTCAAGATGCTACCTTTGGCGGAATCTTTGTTGTAGCTACGCAAAACATAAATGCTGATATAATGTATCCGATTGAAGCAAAAATACTTGATTCAACTACTAATATTACGCATCAAATTAAGGGAACATTCACAGACTATACTCAAGACAGCGACTGGGTTACTTTGAATGAGGGCACTACTGAATTAGATTCTCCGCGTGTAATTACAAATGATACAGTAAAAGCAGAAAATTTGAATGGTGCAGACTCACTTCAATACAGAATTAATCTTGGTACTACTACAAGATATATTTCTCCGGTAATTGATAAAGGTCAGTTAGGATTACTTGTTGCACAGAATCTAATTAATAATCCAACGTATGATACTGAAAACACGTTAGACGCTGATATATTAGATTTTATGACAAGTGTTGCTGGAGTGACGTTTACTGCTACTAGCGAGACTTCTGGGGTTCTTTCAGTTCCAGTCGCATATCAAGATGCAGCCTTAACTTTGACTCCAGGTACTATCGCTAATATTACTGATGAATTAAATGTTCAAAATACCGGGCAATACCGTATCGCGAATATTTCTACGTCAGGTGATGAGATCTCTTTAGTAAACTTGTCTGGCTTCGTAGAAACAAATACTGGCACATATTCGGTTACTATTGGTAAGAACTATATTGCTGAAGAAGCTGCAGCGAACGGATCTATATACTCCAAGTATATTACTCGTAAGATCGATTTTGCTAATCCTTCAACTGGGCTTAACTTTAGAATTGATGTTAATCGACCTGCTGGCACAAACATTCTTGTGTACTATAAGACAAGTCTAGTTGGTGAAGCTGATGAGATTGCAGAAAAAGAGTTTACACTTATTGATAATTTAACATTGCCAGTATCGCTTGATGATAAGTTTACTGAGGTAGAAGCCTCTATTGAAGATCTTTCTCCATATGAGAGCATTATATTCAAGATTGCATTTACTTCAATTGAATCATCACGTGTACCTAAATGTAAAAACTTAAGGGCCATTGCGTTAGCTTAATATGTCATTAGTAAAAGTAAAACCATTTGATGGTAATGAATATCTTCTAAAAGATACGCGTAACAAAGCTGTTATCAATACCGATAATAAGGCATATAGCAGCTATGTTGCAAAGAGAACACGTTCTTTAGAAAATGAAGCTTTTAAATATAATATTGATAATAAAATACAGGATATGGAATCAGATATAAATAATATAAAGACTGATTTATCTGATATTAAGAATTTGCTTACTGCTTTAGTAAATAAAGAATAGGAATCACAATGTCTGTAGCATTAACACTTCGCAGTGTAAAAGGTACCCGGCTATTAAATAGCGAGGTAGATACCAACTTTACTAACATTAGTACAGAGCTTGATCTAAAAGCTCCTATCAATAATCCGGTATTTACTGGTTCAGGCCAGTTTACTGGTGCTTTGACTGTTGATGGTGACCTAGAAGTATCTGGTACAACTACGTTTGTTAATGTACAAAATCTTGGTGTTGCTGATACCATGATTTACGTGAATCAACGCACCCAGGGTACTCTCACTGGAGCGGTTGGCGATGGAACAAATGTCGTTTATACTGTCGATAATAACTATGTAGTTGGCGATTTCCTTGTTGTTCAAGGAGTAACTCCTGCATCTTTTAATGTCTCTGGTGCAGAGATTATTGCATCTGATGCTACTTCAGTTACTATTGCATCTACTAATACAGATACGTATGTTTCTGGTGGTATTACGTATGCAAAGACTTACGTTAATCTAGACTTAGGATTAGCTGGTGGTTATAACACTGATGGTACTGCTGCTGGATATGCCCACACGGGCGTGTTCCGTGACGCTACAGACGATGGTACGTGGAAGTTTTATCAAGGATATACTCCTGAGCCTTCTGCAGGTATCGACATTGATACAAGTCACGTTAGCTTTGCATTAGCTCCAATTGCTGCATCAACAGTATCAGCAACTGACTTTAATTCTACATCAGACGTATCATTAAAAACAAATATTTCTATTATAGAAAATGCACTTTACCTTATTAAAAATATAGAAGGTGTTTCATTCCAATGGAAAGATTCTGGTAAAGAATCCATTGGTGTTATTGCACAACAAGTTGAAGCTGTTGTTCCTGAGATCGTTAATACCGGATCTGATGGAATTAAGCGTGTATCTTATGATTCATTAATTCCAATTCTAATCGAGGCAGTTAAAGAGCTATCAGATAAAATAGATAATCTTAATAAATAACTGTCCTTAAGCCGAGTATTTGAAGGAGTACGAAGATGGCAATAAAGGTATCAGGCGTAACGATTATTGATGATAATCGTAATGTCGTTAATGCTAACGTCAAAAGCAAACAGCAAGATTTAGGTTCAATTTCTGGAGTTAACGCTGTTAATATCAATAATGGCGAAACTATCATTGCAACCATAACTGGAAATACTACATTTACAGTATCAAATCTAGTTAGTGGATCCGTTAATACACTTTTCTTTTTGCTAACAAATCCTGGTGCTGGATCAATTACCTGGCCGCCTACTACTACTTGGGATAAGGGAAACTATCCAGTTCTCAATACTTCTGGTAAGACTCTCATCATATTAGAAACCTACGATAACGGTGCTAACTGGATCGGAGTACAGGCCTGGCGGCAAAACGCATAGGATAATATCATGTCACGTAGATTTTGGATTGGCACTCCTAAGGGCCAAAACACAACAGCTGATACCTTTTTTGATACGTCGAGACAAACGATTTATCAGGTAAATACTTCAGCACCTACAACATACCCATCATTTTTTGATACATTTTATAATACAGCTGTACCAACTGGCTATATTATTTCGACTACATACGATGCTATTACTAATTATGTTACAAATTACTTTTATGGCGTAATTACATCACATCCTACTGCTGATATTCGTGATACTTTATATTACTATCCAGGTGAACAAACATCTTATATTGTATCAACGACTGTTACTCGGCCGACGTATATAGGATACTATGTTCCTACTGGATATTCTGTGACAGAGGATGTGTATAGGCCGACATCTATTGATGCTCCGTACAGTGGTATAACTCTGTATACTGACATTAGAATTACTCAGTATTCTAATCCGACAAACTATCCTGGATTTTTTTATCCAGCAACTACTACCTTTCCGACTGACTATACCTATAGCTCTAACGCGTATGGGTGTTATTATTTTAATGCTGATGGAAGTCCAGCTGGTCAAGATGGAGTTCCTCCTGGATGCTCAATTGTAGGATGCGACCCGCCGTCATACAACTATGCGAATGGAAGTGCTCCTACATATTTTGATACTTGTCTAACCACGGCTGGCTCTACTACATATCTAACACATATATATGTGGGTCAAAATACTACTTCAACAGTTATTTTTAACGGTCAAAGCGCACCAGATATTGGTGTTTTTGATTGCTATCCTGATGATTCTCCAGACGTAATAGCGTTCTGTCAAGATCCACAAAATAGGTGCGAGCCATGTCAAGGATATTATCAGACGACATATGAGACAGATGTCGGCTATGATCAAGTTACATCGTATCCAGCTCCTATTACAACATGCTATGCTACATCATCACTTACCTCTGTGTCTTATTTACAGAGTGAATGCTATAACTGTAGTGTTGATTGTGTCGCTAGTGTAAATACAACATCATCATATCAGGCATATCAAGCACCTTATTCAGGTATTACTTACTATGATGTTGCAACAATTGTAGGATACACGCCGGTGTCAACAATATATCCGTATATTTCGTATTATGATACGTATATAGGTACTACGACATATACTGCATTTAGGGATACGATATATGTAACAAGTCCACCTACAACATATCAGCAGGATACTGAATATACTCGACCAACGAATGATTACTTTTATCCCGTTCCGACAGAATATACTCGTGTTACAACGTATGAAACAGCTTATCCGACTAGTAATCCAACATCGAAAATCACGCAATATCCAACTGATGTTGCAACAACAATTGATACTGCTACACCAACGAGCAATCAAACAAGTGTAGACACTACTGTTATTACTTCATGGTTAACTGATAATGACGTAACTACAACATATCAAACTAGTAGATCGACTACTTGGTTTACACAGTAAATAAAGGAGCATGTAATGCTATACGCAAGAATTAATAAAGAAACAGATGAAGTTTTAGAATTCCCTATAACAGAAGGTCAACTTAGAAATGCTTTAGTTGGTACAACATTGCCAACTAAAATTACTGAGATTGCATTGGTTGGTACAGACTATGTTCAAGTACCTCCGCTTGTGTCTAGTGAGATTCCAGTTAAGTCGAGTATGACGCACACAGCAACACCGACGACTGTAACAAAAGATCCAGAAACTGGCAAATGGGTAAGACAATACGAGTTAGTAGAAGTAGATGAAAAAATACAATTGGATCGTGTTGCCCTTAAATGGAAATCTATCCGCGAGCGCCGTGACGAAGTATTGAAGGAAATCGATTGGAGAATTCTGCGAAATGCCCGTGAAGTTCGCCTTGGACTTACTCCAACAGATGACATTGCAGTACTTGATGCTAAGGCACAAGAGCTTGCAGATCTGACTGATACTTATGTTGATCCATATGAAATAGATATTAGCATAATTAAGATATAATATATAATACAGTTTTGTTATTTTGATAAGGTAATACTATGGCTACTGAAGTAAAACGCAATAAGGATTTCTCTCCATACGAAATTTATACTGGTGCTGATCCTGAGAAAAAAGAAAAGACATTAAAGAAAGAAGAGGAAGTAGCTCAACCGCGCCTTGCTTCTCAATTGATGTCTGAAGAACAAACCTTTAATGAGACTAAAATTGGTCCTTATGCAAAAAGGTCTGCACGGAATGATTGGGCTACTTCACAGGAAGGTCTTTTAAGAAGTAAATGCCCTCCGTTTTATTATACTAGTTATGATGTATCAGCAAATCAAAATAATAATTTCTCTGAGTTTACTTACACTGAATTTCCTGGTGCTGGCTTATATACGTCAACGCAGTCTAGGGAAATTAACTGTAGATTAATTGATTTTGCATCTAAACAAAAGTCTGGTAAAGCCGGTAAAGATGCACTAGAAAAGTTTATTGCTGCGTTTTCAGACAAATATGTTATGGATGAAGTCGATGAACAATATCAAAACTTAGATAATATTATTTTTATGCCTGGACATAACTTACTCGACTTGGCTGACATTGATCAAGTGCTCAGAGTAATCAATGAAACGGACGATGCATATATTAAGCCACATCCATTAACAAGTAATGAAGCTATTCATGGTATTGCTGGACGTGTTGGATGGAATAAGATAATACCTAAATACGTATCTGGTGCTAAGCTGCTTGAGAATTGTAAAAATGTTTATACTACCACGGCTTCAGAATTTTCTATTACTGGAGCTGCTCTTGGTAAAAACATACACAATATTTCTAAATATCAGTCAGAGGGTGCAGGCGTATATCAACCATTTAGTAGAGTGACTACTATTGCGCAAAGGAAGCATGGTATACAAGAAGCAAAAACTTTACTTGGTAATATCTTAGCATGCAAATGGTCCGGAGTTTTCTTTGAGTTTCAAGACGATGTTCCAGAACGAATGGACGCGTATTATGCTAAAGCTTTAGAGTTGAGAGAACTTTATAGACCGCTTTCATGTGGTCGTGGCGATCTAGATAAGGCCGTTAAAAAAGTTCCAGTTAATCAAGTTCCAGTAAAGAAATAGATTATAAATATAGGTATGGTGGTCTATTATGATAGAAGGTAAATCTAATCCTGAAATAGCAAAGAGAATTGCTCTTTGTGGTAGATGTGTACATCTTGTACCAAAGATAAACGTCTGCAAAAAATGTGGCTGTTTTATGCCAGCCAAAACTAGATTAACCGGAGCAAAATGTCCGATTGGAAAATGGGATGTTATCGTCACAGATAAAAAAGAAGAATAACGGAGCAGAAAATGGCTACAAAGCTATTACTTAAAAAATCAGGTGTGGCCACGAAACAGCCGCTTGCAAGTGACCTTGATTTTGGCGAGCTAGCTATCAACTATGACGACGGCATACTATACTATAAAAACAACACGGGCGCTATCGATATTCTTGCACGCAAAACGACTGGTGGTGCATCTGGTATTTCTATTACTCGTATTGGAACTGCATATACTGCATCCGATGGCGATTTTCTTTTAGCCGATACTTCTAACGGATCGTTTATACTTACACTTCCTACTCCCACAACAGGCTCTTTTGTGACTGTATTTGACGGTGGGTCATGGACAGAAGATCCTCTTATAATTGATTCTGGTACATATACTATTGACGGAGACGGAAGCACGATTGATTTAGACGTAGGTAATGTAAGAGTCGATTTTATCTATAATGGTACAACTTGGAAAACTCATATCCCAGTAGACAAAAACTGGGTAGAAAATAGATTAGCTCAATTCGAGGACGATGTTATTACATATGCTATTGCTTTGGGTTAACATTTTGTATAAATAGTCTTATAAATATATTAGCGAAGTAGATCAATATGTCATCATTTTCTAACGTATCAGCTACAGGTATTAGTACTACTCCAAGTACAATATACACTGCTACAGAAAAAACAGTGTTAATTGGCTGTAATTTAGCAAATACGATCAATCAGGTTGTACCTGTAGATCTTATATTTAATGACGGTTCTACAGACGTATACATTAAAAAAAATCTTAGAATAGAAAATGGTTTTAGTGACGAAATTATGAAAGGCAATAAAATTGTCTTAGAAGTAGGAGATTCGATTAAAGCCGTCGCTGCAATTGATTCCTCGGTTGATATTGTATTATCCCTATTAACAGGAGTTAATTAATGGCTGGTATCGAAGGCGCGGATGGTTATCCTGAAGGATTAGACCTTGCAGATAAGACATTTTATGGATTTAGATTGAATCCTGATGATGGTGGCTTAGAAGTTAACATCATCGATGATGATTCAGAGGCGGTTGAATTACCAAACTTACAAGATGGAATCATTGATAAATATGCATATAAGCATTGGGTGTGGTCACAAAATGCACTTCAATTCCAATGGAGCTCTAACGGACACTTACAGGTTAAAATCGTATGACACAACTAATAGATTTAGGTAAATTAAGATTTCACTTTGCTGGTGACTGGGCTTCTGGAACCACATATGAATCAAATGATATTGTTAAGTATGGTGGTAATGTATATGTCTATACCTATGCATTAAAATCAGCTGGAGTTCTTCCTACCGACGAATCACGCTGGGCGTTGATGATCGAAGGATTTAATTTCGAAGGTGAGTTTGATACAGCTGTAAACTATAAGATTGGTGATACAGTAGCACACGGTGGTGTTGTTTATGTGTCGATCAAAGATTCTTTCAATATTACTCCTCCAAATGCAACATATTGGAGCCGCTTCTTAGACGGTATTCAATACGAAGGCGAATACGATGCGAACACATTCTATCAAAAGAATGATGTTGTTGCTTACGGTGGTTCAGTCTTTGTTGCAAAACAAGATACTACAAACAATCTTCCAACTGATACAGTTTTCTGGGACAAGTTTGTTGAAGGTGTAAGCCCATCTGGTGTCTATAACGAAGCAACCGATTATGTACCAAATGACCTTGTAGCTTACGGCGCAAACATTTACCGTGCTAAAGTAGAGACTACAGGCAATCCTCCTTCTGATACTGCATATTGGGAACTTTATGTTGGCGGTATTAAGTTCTTAGGACAATACGACAACGTAACAGAATATTACGTAAACGACGTTGTTGCTTATGGTAATACAATATACCGTGCACGTGAAACACAAACATCAGTTCTTCCAACAGACACAAATGGTTGGGAAAAATTAACTGGTGGTATTGCTTTCCAAGGTTCATGGGATGTTGGAACTACTTACTATGATGGCGATGTCGTTGCTTATGGTAATGAATCATATCGTTCTATTACAACACAAACTGGCGTAAATCCAACTGGTTCTGCTGATTGGATTCTTTACGGTGCTGGTACTTCTTACAAAGGTAATTACTCAAACGCTACCACATATTACATTGGTGATATTGTTAGTTATGGTGGTAATACCTATATTGCTACTATTGAGACTGCAGGAAACGTTCCTACAGATACCAATAGCTGGAATCCTTTTGCTGCTGGCTTCTCATACGAAGGAGTCTATGCTAGTACTACACAATATTACATCGGTCA